GGCAGAAATTATTTCTTTTGTTAAATCAGCTACAGTGCCAAAAGCTCCAGTGATGGGAGAGCCAAATTTTGCATGGTAGGCTTTGTTAAACAAAAGAAAGCGCTGCAAAGACTTAAGTGATAGTTTTTCAAAAGGATGAGCCACATTATTAAGCACTTCACCAGTGGATGAAATGAAGCCCCCGCCACGCTTTAGCATGGTGGCTTCAAATAGTTCTTGTAAAGTGTAGGTGGAAGTGCCAATTGTTACAGTGGCTGATTTATTAAAAACTTCCAAGCTTTTCTTAGCCATCATGCGCGTCACTTCAGCTGTGGCAATTCCAAGTTGTGAAAGACTACCAGTGGCGGCATAAAGGCTAACTGCGTTTTGAAACACCACTCTCTTAACATAGTTTAAGGGAGAAGCCAATAAGGCGCTTTTTCTAAACAAAGAAGTGTAGGGCAAAACAAATCTCTGAATTGTTTGTCCCAGCATGCCAAGGTCTGCCCAGCTTTGATTCATTTGTAAAATGGCGCCAAATTGTTCCGCCACTGTGCGGTGAATGAAAAGCCCCTCCACTTCTTTAACTAGGTCAGGAGAAGAAGCAAAAACTTCTCTAATAAGAGGGTTGGTGCCCATTCTAATGTAGTCGCGAGAATTTTGCTTAATCATGGAAGAAGGCAAAATCCATCCTTGTTCAATGCCTTCCACCATAAGGTCTTTGAAAAGCGTGGTGGGCACAACAGCTTCTTTTAATTCGTTGGCATAGTCTTGTATTGCTTTTATTGGGTCGAGCACAATTGCCTCTCCTAAATTTTGAAGAGGTAAATCTAATTTTGTGTTGAAAAATTCAGTGAGCTCGTCCGACAATGCTGGAGCCTGAACAAGCACGCCGCTTTCAAACAGCTTTTCAATTTGTTCTGGCTTTAGTTTGCTTTCCAACAAAGAAGATAGGGCGCCTGGTTCACGAGCTAAGTCTAGGAGGTCGAGTTCTTCCATGCCTAATAGTTTGGCTAATTTGTCAGACTTCCACACTATTGGTACATGGCTGGCTCTTGCGTTTAAAAAAAATGCGTCGGTGTCAAACAAAGAAGAAGAAGAGCCCTTCACAGAAAGGGTTTTGGAAAATTCATCAAATAGTTTTTTGGCTTCTTGTTGAGCTCTTAGTGGGAAATAGCCACCATTTTCCAATGTGGGAATGTCGAGTCCTTCTCTTCCTGCAATAGCACGTAAGGTGTCGAAGGCTTCACTAATTTTCCCACTCAGTTCATCGAGAGTTTGTATGGAAGTAGGAGGAAGTCCTAAGTTTTGTAGTTTCCTAATGTGGGCGTTGTAGCGCCCAATGAGCTGGTCGCGCACAATTGGCGAGTCCATTATGTTGTAGAGCTTGGGCATTTGCCCTACAACTATGTGGTCGTAGAGGAGGTTTTGCAATTGTGCTTCTGGAAGAAAAGGCAATTTAAATTTCAGCTCCTCATACAACTTCCTCACATTGGGTAAAATTTTATAAACTGTGGCGGTTTCAATTAGGTTGCGCGCCAGTTCTACGCGGTCGAGAAAAGCATAGCGAACAGCGCCAGCATCTGTCATGGTTTCCGTGAGAGCTTGCCAAGCCCAGCTTTTCCAACCAAGTAATTTTGCTAGTGTGCTCTCTATTTTGTTGTAGTTTTTAATGTTGGGTATGTGCGCCACTGAAGCTGCCTTAATGGCATATTCTTGTTGTAAAAGAAGCTCAAGGCGCGCTGTGTCTGTGAGAAGCCCGGCTTTTAAACTCAAGTCTTTAAAGTATTGGCGAATTCGGTTGGCTAAAGGAGATTCAGCAAATTCCTTAATTTCCGGCGGTGAAGCTGGCGGCGGACACTTTATGGCTGACATGGTGAATTGCTCCTATTTGGTAAGTCGGACAGTTGCTCTTTCATGGAAGTAGATGGCTCTGGTGCTGGCTCAGGCGACTTTGTTCTTTTTTTTGTTTTTGATTTAGGCTTGGGTGGAGTTGGTGGTGAAGGCTTGGGAGGCAAAACAATAGAGTCTTGAGAAGCTTCTGGGAATAAATTTCGTTCAATGATTTCGTCAACAATGGGCTTTAGCCTTTCATCTAAAGTGGCTTCCATTTGATTGAGAATTTTAGCTGCACTATCACGAAGATTGGCATCTACAGTTAAGCGCTCTGGATAAAATTTAGCAGCATAGGCATCGGCGTTGTAGCGAGCTGCCATAGCTTCAATAGCAGATGGTAGTTTAGCAAGTGGCTTGCTTTTCTCCACCTTCATTTTTGTGGAATCGAGAGCCATTACAAATCCAGATTTTTTGTCATAAACACTATCAAATCCCAGATTTCTTAGGTTTTCAGATACAGTGTCGTTAATTTCTTTTAAAAAGCTTTCACTAGGGTCGAAGCCACTTCGTACAATGTTCGATTCTAGTTTTGTAAGAATTGTGTTGTACGTGGTGGTTTTGTTTCTTCTAATAGATTTGAGAGTGTTCTGCTTCAGCTCTTGTGGAATGTTTTCTAAAATCTGCTCCACAATAGCAGAAGTTGTGGGGATTTTGGCTCTTGCATTGAGTGTGGCTTCAAATGAATGGGAAAGTTCATAAATTGAAGGCTTGAGTGGTTTGGCTTCAGCAAGAGCTGATGCATTTTCTCCTACAAGTGCTTTTGCATAAAGCGCTACTGTGCGCGGCTTTTCTATTAAATAAAGCCCACTTCCTAATTCTCCTCTTGTTCCATAGAGGCGCAAGTTGTAAGAGGGGCTCCAATCCGCTATTGCTGTCCCATGGTAGAGCTTGGTGGGGAGATTGGTCACCAATTGTTTGGCTTCTGGTTTCAACAAAGAAGAAGAAGAAGCTACAGTTTCAATTATGGAGTTGTTTAGCCGCGCCAAAGAAGAAGCAAATTCAGGAAGAGATTTTCTTTGTTGTTGAAGGAGAAAAGAAAGAGTGTCGTAATTCACCTCACTCACTGCTTCTCTAATTGCTGGCGGAAGCTGATTTAAAACTTGCTTTGGTAAATTTAATCGAGCCTCATTGTTAATGGCTCTCATAATTGAAGAAGAGTCTAAAGGAGAGTAGGGAAGTGCTAAAGGATCGTAGCGGCGCCCAAAGTCATAAGAAGTGGAGAAAAGCTCATCTAGTTGCATGAGCTGGCTTCTAATGATGGCTTTGTGAGCTGCAATTTGCTCAGCAGCTTCTAATAAATTAGAAGTGGGAGCGGCTTTAATTCCTCCTGGCACATCATCAATTCCTCTCAGAAACAAAGAACTTCCAATTTCTATGGGCGTGTCGCTTGCTCTTCCTACCCCTATACGCAGCGCCAATCCTCCTGGAGTGGAGGCTTCTATCCCTTCGGTGGTTTTTGTTATGGGAGGCAAAGCACTTTGCACCACTTCTATGTCGTTGGTTGGCACTCGCACCACCTTAGTTGGTGGTAGTTCATTTTGTTCTAGCCAAGCCTCCATTTGAAGGGGAGGAAGCTTTTGTTCAACTTCCGTGGGGGAAGTTTTTGTAATAGAATCTGTGCCTCCCTTAATTCTTCCTTGTTGAGCAGTTCCTGGTAAAGCATCGGTTTCTAGCCGCGCTTCCATCTGAATAGGGGGAAGCTTTTCTTCAATATCAGACGGAGAAGTTTTTGTAAGAGGAGAGGAGTTGGTGCCTCCCGTAAGTTGTTTTGGTGGAGGGGTTTCTTGCAAAGCCTCGTATTCTAATCTAGCCTCCATTTCAATTGGAGGAAGCTTTTGTTCAATTTCCGTGGGGAAAGTTTTTGTAATAGAAGACGATGGAGGCAACAACTCAACTTTTACATTGCTTTGTCCTAGTTGTTGTTTTGCTGGAGGTAAAGAAGGAGGTGAAGTAAAACTACCATCTGCCTTTCCTTGCAATAAGTCTTGTTCAAGCCAAGCCCTCATAGTAAGCGGAGGCTCTTTCGGCGGCACCACATCTGGCACACCAGAACTTTTAGGAACAGACAAAGAAGAAGAAGGAGGAGGAGGAGAAGGAGGAGTCCATTCAGCCTCACCAACAGGTGGGTATTTGGGAGGAGGAGAAGCTCCACTTGATATTTTACTTCCTTGTTGGGCAGCTTCGGACAAAGAGCGGCGCCCAAGCTTGCGCAGCGCACTCCTCAAAATGTCGCCCACGGCATTATCAACTGGGTTGAAAAGCTGAGTCCCAACTTCAATGGCTGTGCCTAGTGGGTCTGATTTAGCAATGGCAAGTATGTCGTTGATAAACTGCCCCACAGGATTATTGCTTGGTGCACCCTTCACATTGGCAGGGCGGCGAGGGCTATAAAATATGCCTTTGTTTTTTCCTTTAGGATCGTTGGTGTCTGCAATTTGACCACCTCGCAAAGCCTCCACAATTAGGTTTTGTTTTTTCGCTTTCTCTGTGTCGTAGCCCAAAATTCTACTAAACCTGTATTTTTCGGGAAGCAATATGGTGATGCCCTCTCGTATGAGCTCATCATACTTCTCTCTCTTCACCCCCAAATTTTCAAGCCAATCCCCTATTTTTTTGTCTTTTTCTGCACTGGCTGCAAACGTTAAGTTGAGAGGAAGTCCGAGCAAATAATTTAACCCACCTAAAACACCAGCCCCTGCTTGCCCAAATTCTCCTTTTAAAGGATTGAAGTTGCTTTCTTTTTGTTGTTGGGCAGAGCCAAACAAAATGTCCAACCATGGATTGGAGCTGTGTTCAGAGGGAGAAGAGTGCCATTGTTTGTCTGCTCTCGGCACATTTAAGAGACGGGAGCGGTCGGACAGTATTTCCTCTGTTTTTTCTATTGCTCTTTGTTGTTCTTGGTATCGCCGCCCTGCTGCGGAATTAAGAGCAGTAATTCCCTGCTTGATGAGGTCGGCTGTTGATTGCGGATTGAGTGTGTCGTAGATGTGAGGCTTTTTTGTAACAATAATTTCTGGCGCATATAAATTGGAGTCTTGAGTGTAGTCTTGTATGTCCCGCAAAACTTGCGGCATTTGTCTAATTAAAGACAAAAGCGCGTCTTCTCCACCACCGCCTATGGGCTGCTCTGGCGCCACAGGCGTGAAGTCGAGAGCCTGTTCTAAATCTCTCGACAAAGAAGATGGTTTTTCCACACGCTCCTCTTCTTGTGGAATGGAGGCTTCTGGCTCTTCTGCTAACGCTGTTTCTGGAGGGGGTTCTGCTTCTGGAAGGGGAAGCGAATTGGCTTCTGCTTCTAACAAGTCTGGGCGCACAAATTCCTGCACAATCTCAGGCGCAGGTGCAGGCTCTCCATTTAAATTTTTTTCAATTGCAGCTGCTTCTTCTGCTGTTGGGCTTGCCTTCACCACTGGCAAAGGCGCCACCATTGGCTTTTCTTGATTTGAATTTTTTCTTTGTTGAGACAAAATTAAGCTCATACCCAATCACCTCCTCACAAAATTAATGCAGAAGAAGGAAGAAAAGAAGAGGCAAGTTCATTTAAATAGAGTTTTCTTGTCACAACATAGAGTCGATAAACTTCTTTGAGAAGCTCAATTGCTTGTTCTCGGCTTAAATTAGAAGCTTGACTAGCAAAAGCTGCAATTGCAAATTCTTCTTCCAACGACAAGAAAGAAGATGGGGGAGAAGGTGAGGGGGAAGGTGAGTTAGTGGGTTGGTTGTTCATAGTCCTAAATTAAATGAGCGTCCTCTTGTTGTGCCTGTGGTGCCTCTTAGTTGTGCAATAAGAGCATCGGCCATGTTACGGTGGACAGAACTTAAAGCAGTATCGTCTAAGTAGGAAGTTAATAAAATGGAGGCTGCTAAATGCTGAATTGCAGGCACAAATAGGGGGCTAATGCCTATGTCAGCATCGTCAGAAGCTGGTAGTGTTGGATAAGTTAAAGCATGAAGGCGGAGAAGAAAAGGCTGCTCAATCTTGTTGCTCACATAGAGAGTGTTGCCAACCACGCTATAGCCTATGTGGTGGTTTAGTTGCTCAAGTGGTAGAAAAGGAATTTTTTTGAAATTGTTATTTTGTTCCAAAAAACAAGAATAGATTTGAAGAACCGTGCCTGGTAAAGTTTCAATAGGCTGTGTGATAGACAACAACAATTCAAATTGTTGTGGGCGTAAAGTAGTAGCAATCATCAAAATGGCACTTTGAGCAGCATTTTTTGTTGTGGTGCCCAAGGTGCCATTGGAAGATGAAAGCCTTGGTTCTCCTATGAGCTGCAGAATGGAATTGAGAAAATCAAGGAGCTTCATCGGCTTTCATCCTTTAATTAAACTGCAGGTATGGTACCGTTGGTGTGAATTAGCACAGCATTTGTGTAGCGGTAGTCTTTGCAACCAAACAAAGTGCTAGTCACCATTGCGTCGCTGAGATAGAGAGTCTCGCGGCTCATCTCAGTTTTGGGCTCTTGCAACATGGCTAATCCAAATGCTTCTTGGTGCATCATGATGGCTGTATGAACTTCCTCTTGAGCATTAGCTGCTACGCCTGTACCATCAGTGGACCACTTAGTTGGTAAAGAACTTGGAGCAGTTGGACCACCGTATTGAGTGGGAAAATACAACTTAACGCCAGTACCATCAGCTCCTTGGTCATTAGCAAGCTTTACACCAGGTGTGTGAACTGTGGTGCCACCGTTTGTAAAGCCATTTGCTGTATTTGCATCAATCATGGACGTCATGTAGACAGGAACGCCCATTAGAGTTCCAACCACACCGCTTTCTAAAGGAGCGCTAGTGCGATAAAACATGGATTGCACTTTATCAAGTGCAAGCAACTGCGCAAACTGAGTTGGAGAAACAATCAAAACGCGCTTGTCAGCTGGTACATCATTTTTGTCTAAAATGAGCTTAGCTTTTAAGAAAGCGTCTAGGGTGAAAGGCTTACTATTGTTTGCCGCACCCATACCACCAGTAGTGTGGCTATAAACAACTTGTCCAGTATAAGCTTGAATACAAGCACGTAAGCCAAGCAAATGTGCGTCAAGGTCGCGAGCAATGGCGTAGGAAGCTTCTTTAGATAAATTGCTCGACAATAAACCACTAGGGTCTAGCATGATTGAAGTGATATCTTCAACCATGAAGGAAGCTTCTTTATATTTGTCTATGAGTATGCGCCAATAGTTAGTGCTTGCGCTTTGTAAATTTACAGGCTCACCTGGTTTTTTGTCATTCACGCCAAGGCGACCAAGTGTTGGGATAGTAATGGTGTCGCCAACTTTGCCTTGTGGGAAAGCAACGTTCATAATGAATTGGCGCATGAGCAAGTTTTGGTCTAGCTCACGCCGGACCATAGTAGCCCATTGTTTCTTAATCCACTCTTGTACGTCAGCTTTTGTGAAAACACTGCCTTTATAAGTGGCTTGTAAGTTGAGAGAGGTGTTGTTTGTGTTAGAAAAGTTTGCTGGCATATCTGTTAGTTAATTAACAAAAAATAACAAAGAACGAAAAAATGAAAGGACAAATGGTGCCGCTTGCTTTTGTTAGTGGGGGCCCTTCCCGCTTTGCGGGGTTCCCCATGGTGCCGCTCACAAGAGCTAGTGGTGCCTCTAGCAAGAGCTGGCTCCCCATTGCTCACACATCATCAACCACGCGGCCTTCTTGGAAAGCTTTTGTAATACGTGGTAAGTTCGCTTGATATGTGGCTTTGTCCATTCTTAAAATTTCCGACTTTTTAATAATGTCGAGTTTTGGAGTAGTTGAAGGTTTTGTGCGAGAAAAAGAAGAGGGTGTGGTTTTGTTAGTCGTTGTGGGTTTGGCTTGCCCTGTTTTTATTAAGTGGTCCCAAATAGCAAGCGCCCCTTCCACAGAATTAAATTGTTCTCGCCCTTCTTCTGGAAGAGTTTGATAGAAGCCTTTAATTGCTTCCATGCGCTTATCATATTCAGTTGGGCTCACTCCCCATGTGCGCATGAGGGTCATTTCATCACGAAATGCCACCAACTGATTCACCGTTTCTAAAGCTTCGTCTGGTTTAATTCCAAAATAATTTTCAAAAGCAACTTCAAACTCATTAGTTGTTGGTTCTTGTTGCTCTTGTTCTTCTTGTGTAATTTCTAGTTGCTCTTCTTGTTCTTCTTGTTGAGCATTAGCAGGAGAAGCAATTGGATTTGGTCGAACTTCAGCTTTTATTGTTGGTGATTGGAAAGCTTTCAGTTGCTCATTTAGCTGTTCGCTAATGGCATTTGCAGAAGTTTCCGTTGTTGATTCGTGTACGTTAATCATCATAGTTTTCGTAGTGTTGTCACTTACATTATTGTGGTGGACAAAGAAAAATGAGAAAAAATGAGAAAAATTAGAATGGAGTGGAGAGAGCTTGTTGCAACATAGCAGCTTCATCAGGCTTTGGTTGTTCTGCGGGTGGCATTCCTCCTAAAGCCATAAAGACTTCTGGCACTTCACCTGCTACTATTTTTTCTTGAAGAGCCTGGGAATAAGCATCACCGCCAATGCTTTGAAGTTGTTGGTTGAGAGCTTCCATAGGAGACAAAGAAGGAGAAGGAGAAATGGCAGCTTCAACTGGTGCAGCTTCTGCACTTTCCTCTTGTTTCACCACATATTTTTCTGGGTCATCAAAGCCAAAAGAAATGAGGAGGTCATAGAATAGCGCTTTCCAATCTAACAAAGAAGCAAATTGCGGCACACTTCCTGTGAGAGTGATGAAGTCGGTGAGGAGCTTAATTTTGTGGTCTCGATTGATTAAGCTTTGTGTGGCTGTTACGCGCACTGTAAAAGACTTCCTTAAGTCGGAAGGCAATAGTTTGAAGTAGTTGCTAATGCCTGGTTTGGAGCCTTTCACTTTAATTATTTTTTGTTTTTTAGTGTGCTCTCTTAAAATTTTATAAGCTCGTTGGAGCAAAGGAATTATGAAAGTTTTTTCATAGAGAGCAAACACATCAGTGAGGCGGTTGCCGCCGGCTTCCTTCACACTTTGTATTTCTTGTGCTGTCACGCGCTCGCCAGTGCGGAATGTGTTGGCACTAATCATGGCTCCTGTCCCTATGTTGCGGTCAATTTTTGCATCCAGCACAGCAGCTTCATTGTAAGTGATATTGAAGTTGTTGGCAGGTGGGCGCAAAGGAGTGAGGGCATCTGGGCGCCCCACGCTAATAACTTTCCCTGGCTCTGTTTTTATTTGATTGGGGTCTGTGATTCCATCGTCTATAAACAACCACATGTTGTCCACCGACACAGCTATATTGTCGAGGCGCCGGTTCATGAGAATGTTGTTTTCTAAGATGAGGCCCAAGCTACTATCAATTATCGAAATGCCATAAGCTGATTCAGGCGTTTCAAACAAGATACCAATCAACCATGGGCATTCACTAAGTCCTTCTTCTTCGTGAAGCACAACGTTGTCACTAATCCGATAGAGGCACCCGTCAATTGGGTCGTAAAATTCACAGATCTCCACAAATTCATTTGATGAAGGAGATGGGAGGTCGTCCGCTAATTCTCTGCTTGAAGGGCTTGTTGTTGCGAGTTTTTCAAATGCTGCTTCCCCATCTTCTGACAATTGGTTGAAAAAGCCACTATTCGCCCATTCAAGAAATTCTGCCTTGTTGAGCAAAAATTCTCTAAAGCTGTAGGAAAATTTAGAGTTGTAGCGACGCCCACTCTCTATGTAAGTGTGGGTAGCGTTGAGGCACTCAAAGGCTAGTTTGTCTTCTTCATTGTCCCAAAACACTCTCATGGCACAAAAGCCAGTGAGGAGGAGTTGAGTTGTTGCAACTCTCAACTCCCTATACAAATTGGAGGCATTGAGACAATCACGAAAATAAGCAGAAGCTAAGGGCACAATTTCTGCAAGCCCAGGCTCATGGCTTTCCAACTCCACCCAATAGTCTGAGTGGAAGAGAGCATTACGAAAATAAGCCCCCACTGTTTCAATAATTTCAAAAATGCGCCCGTCGTTTAATTTAGAGTGCCATCCTTCGCTGTTCTGCACTCGTAAAGGATTGGTTTTGTAGAGGCGCCAAAGCTCTTCCCATTTTGCATTTAATGGTGTGCGAGCTTGTCTTTCTGTTTCTATTAGAGAATGGAGAATGTTGTTTTGTAAATTCATAGAGCATTATTTTATTCAAAAAAAGAATTGTAGGTGGATAAAAAGGAAGGCTGTTTAAATAAATCTAAGGGAAGTTTAGTAGCTGCAACATTTACATTGGCTTGCGAAACAAAAAAACTATAATCAATAGATTCTCTAGAACTGTGTGCTTTTTCCCACAAAGTTACTAAAGCATCTAAAAAGTCGTCATTCTTTGTTACAGGGTAGTTGGAAAGTTGATACCAAATATCTTCATTTGCCCTCACTTTTTCACTCACCCACACTTTTCCACTAGCTATGGGCAGCTCTAACACACCTTGTATTTTGCTATCCTTCACACGTTGTTCATAGTGGCCTAAAGGCACTAATGGTCGACCGTTAACAAAAGCTTTTTCGTTTTTTAAAACATCGCCTAATAGCATTCCCACACCATTTTGCTCATAAAAAACTCGAAAAGTGTTGAGGGCAATTGCCATTTTTTGTATGGCTTCTACCACTTCATTTGTGGTGAGGCGCCCCATAACGGCTTCTTGCACGATCAATGTACCATCGCTGAGCTTAAATCCACCAACTATTGCACAATAATCACTTGTGCGGGACGTGGAGAAAGCTGGGTCTACTGCAATTATTGGGTTAATTTTATCAAGTCTTGAACTGTTGGGTAGTTTAAAATAACATTGATTAGAGTAGGTGAAGAAACAAGAAGACTCCACTACTTGGATTTGTGAAATGTCGAAGAGGGCCGTGTCTTTCTCATATACTTTGTTCAAATACTGTGAGGCAAATCTTCGTGGAGAAAGGCGTTTTTGCAAATTTGCCACAATCTCGTCGTTGTATCGCTCTCCCCACAAATAGCCTTCGCTTGCATCTTGTCCATTTTTATAAATGGAACGTTGGAAGACTGTGTAGTGCCACTCATCTGCATTGGCTATTATTTGCCCATAATAGTCGTCCACGGCATAACGAGTGCCATTAACTAGTATTTCTCCTCCTACTGTGTCTGAAAACAAGAAAGAAGAAGTGCCTAGTTCCACCCTTAATTCCACCACTTTTGGTGGGTTTAACACACTCTCTATGTCTGCAATCCACCCTTCTATTTGTGCTTTCTTGGCTGGGCTCTCAATGTTTTTAAAGTCAATTAAGTCATCTAAAATTGCAAGGTCGAAGTGCATCCCAGTTACAGTAGTGCCAACTGATGTGGCAAACACTGTGGGCTCTTTAAAAGAACCAGGTCTATTAACTTGAAGAGCAGTGGCATTCCAAATAACTTTCTTGTCTTCAGCCTCTGTTTCAAAATTGCTATTACGGGTGCGGTTGCGCTTATCTAATGCCGGCAACAAAGAACCTTCCACATGAGGGCGTTTGTTCCACACTTTCTCTAGTTCTTTGTTTTCTAAATAAGAGCGAAGTTCTCTTATGAAAGACAAAGCCAAAGTTTGTAAATTACATGCCACCAATATGCGAATGTTTGGATTTCTGTAGATGCGCCACAAAGTGTAGAGCACTGTGCCAATAGTGGATTTGAGGTGGCCCCGCGGCATTAGCACAAGCCGCCGCAACCCTGCCCCTTTTTCCTCTCCACTAAACTTAAGTTTTTGTAAAGCTTGTTCGTTTGTTTGTGGTGCGGAAATAAACTCTACCAGCTCATCATGACACGTGCCAAAATTATCCCACCCACCATGAAACTTTATCAAGTCAGCAAATGCCCTCATGTCAGTGAGAGCCCTTATTTCTAATTCTATGTGCTCCCCAACTTTGGTTCGTTTGGCTCGTAGGCGGGTTTCTTTATCTGGTTTGTCTTCTTTTATCAGCTTAGTGCTTGACTTACTTGCAATCAAGCCATCCACATCTATGCTTTTTTTAACTACCCTCACACAATCAGTCCTCTTCTTTTTCTTGTTTTCTCTAAAAATTTTCGTTTTGCTAAAGTGGAGGTAGACAACAAAGAAGACATGAGTTGGTTTGACATGGCTTCATTTTGTTGTTGAGTATTTATTCTGTCTAATATAGCGTCTTTCTCACTTAATGCTGTGGAGTAGGATTGACGTAAATTAGAAATTTGATTTAAATAATCTTGCAGCTTTTGTTTATAATTGTCCCTTTCTTCCTCAGTTTGTCTTAATTGATTGTTTATCAGCCCCAAGGCTTCTGCATTTCTTCTATTTAGGTCTTCAATTGTTTGCGCCGATTGTTGCTTTATTTGCTCTAAAGCAGATTGTGCTTCAGCCCCAATTTGTTGGTTTTGCTGAATTGTTTTTAGCTGATACTTTTGTACTTTAGGTTCTTTTGGTTTTCTCTTTCCCATGGTGGTTTAACACAAAAAATGAACAATAAATAAAATAAAAAATTAGAGCAGCACAGATGTACTGCGCACGGTGGTATTCAATCTCATTATAGTGGTGGAAACAAAAACAAACCTATTCTACAACCTATTCTACTATGATAAGTTTTTCTTATATCCCTTCTAGTGCTTCTTTAAGAACTTGGGCAGCTAGCACTGGGTGCAGCTAGCAAGTGTTAGTGGGGCCCTACTGCATTAGCAGCTCCCATTTGCTAAAGGGTCCCTTAGCACTTGCTTACACTAATCTACGGTGAGTTGCCGTAGATTGTTTCATAAAAATTTCCCTCACAAAAAATGCCTTTTTTTCCCCTATTGCACACGCGTAAAAGAAAGGAAAAGAAAGGCACTAACCACACACGCAGAAGCCTCTAGAAGGACTTATAGGCCCTTCTAGCAGTTGTAGCCT